GAACGAATCACGCGTCGGGCGTTCATCACGCAGACGTGGGATTTGAAACTAAACGGCTTCCCGTCGAACCGTGGCGCGATTGAGTTGCCGAACCCGAACCTGCTCACGGTTACGTCGGTGACGTATACCGACGAGAACGGCGCGTCACAGACGATGGACGCGGGCAACTACGTCGTGACGGCGCCGGCGGGACCGATGGCCGAGCGCGGTTGGCTGTCCCTGGCCTACAACGAAGACTGGCCCGAGACTTACGACCAGGCCGACGCGGTGACGATTCGATTCACGTGCGGTTACGGCGCGACGGCCGCATCGGTGCCGGACGACATCAGGACCGCGATCTTGCTGAAACTCGGCGAACTCTACGACAACCGGGCGGGCGGCGGCATGAGCGACTCCGCCGAAGCCCTGCTGCATCCGTATCGCTCGGTGAGGTGGTAGCCATGAAGCGATGGGGCCTCGTGCTGCTGGCCGTGGCGCTGTGCTCGCTGCCCGTGTCGGCGGTCGGCACGGTTGTGGTGACAAGCGAGGTCGGCTCGGGCAATCTCTCGGTGTTTACGCTGGCGTGGACATCAAGCGCGGCTGGCGCGGTGAGCGGAAACGCGGTCACCGTGTCGGGCCTGCTGTGGCAAGTGAAGTTCGTCCCGAATACGGGCGCCACACAGCCGACCGACAACTACGATGTCACGCTGACCGACCAGGACGGCGCGGATATGTTGACCGTGAGCGGCGTAGCGGAAGGCTCGAACCTGAGCAACGCGCTGCCGAAGGTGATTCGCTACACTAGCCCGCCCGTGCTCAAGAGTGGCGGCACGCTGGACCTTGTGGTCGCGAACGCCGGCAACGCGAAGACCGGCACGGTCTATCTCTGGATTCAGCAGCGGTAGTGACGTGGCGAAGAAAGCCGCGCGTGATTCGTTTACCGCGATGCGGGACGCCTACGACGTGCTGTCTGCCACGGCGACGACAGACGCGGGCGGCGGGCAGGCCGTGACGTGGGCCACGATCCTGAGCATCTATGGCGAGACACAAGCGATGTTTGGGATGGAGCGGTTACAGGCCGGGGACCGGATGGTGTCGGACATCTCGCATCGCGTTGTGACGTGGCGGCGGTCGGAGTTTGCGCCGGGCCAGCGGCTGCGGAACACAGCGCGGACATTCGAAATTCGCGCCGTGCTGAACGTCTCGCCGGCCTACTGTTATCTGGAGTGCTCGGAGGTGGACTCGTGACGGTGCCCGTGGGGAAATCGGCAGCGTGGGCGGTACAAGCGGCCGCGTATGCGGCGCTGAACGTGGCGGCGTATACCGCGCTCGGCGGCGAAGTCTATGACCACGTGCCGCAGACCGCGACGTATCCCTACACGCGCATCACGGTCCCGTCCGAGATCCGATTCGACTGCATGGGGAAGGCTGGCAAAGAGCTCCTGCTCCAGGTGCATGTGTTCTCGGATTACCGGGGGCAATACGAGGCAGCGGCGGCCATCAACAAGGCGGTTGAACTCCTGCATTACACAGCGTTGACCGTGACGGGCTACACGCATGTCTCGACGCAGTTGGACCAGATCGTGCCGGCGTTTGAGGAGGACGTGGGCGGCGTCACGATTCAGCATCAGGTAGCCACGCTCCGGGTGTGGGTGGAGCAGACATGAGAACCGCGCGCTACATGATCGAGGCGATCCGGGTGCAGCTTGACGCGCTCGAAGTGGCCCTTGTGAGCGAGTCGGGCAGTGCGTCGGCGCTGGAGCCGGTCTGCGTGCATCCAATGGACCGCAGGCGCGACGAGTCCTCGATGGGCGTGACGCGGTGGACGTGTCTAGAATGCGGTTACACGCACGAGCAGAAGAACGGGGGCTGACGTGTCACTGGTAGCGACGGACTGCAAGATTTACCTCGGGGCCTACGACATCAGCGGCGACAGTCGCATGGTGGAGTGGGGCGAGTCGTCGGACGCGCTGGAAGACACCACGTTTGGAGCGACGGCGAAGGGCAACAACGTTGGACTGGACGACGTGTCGTTTCAGGCGCAGGGCTTCAATGGATTTGCGGCGGCCGGCATGGATGCCATCATCAGCGGCTACGCGCGCGTGGGCACGCTGCCCGTGACGGTGGCGGCCGAGGGCGGGGACGTGGGCGAGATGGCGCGGTTTTTCAAGAGCCTACGGACGGCCTACTCGCCCATCTCGGCCGGCGTGGGCGAGCTGGTCCCGTTCGCGTTCTCGGCCGCGAACGGCAACGCCTGTGCGGTGCGCGGTGTCATTGGCGCGACGGGTAGCAAGTCGAGCACGTCACAGGGCGCGGCTTACAATCTCGGGGCGGTCGCTGCCGGCAAGCGCGTCTATGGCGCCCTGCATGTGCTGTCCGCATCGGGCGCCGCGCCGACGCTCGACGTGACGGTGGAAAGCGATTCGCTAGAGGCGTTCTCAAGCGCGACTACCGTGCTCACGTTCGCGCAAAAGAGCGCCATCGGCTACGACTGGCAGCAATCCAACGGCAGCGCGATCACCGATGGATGGTGGCGCGTGAAGTGGACGCTTGGCGGCGGAACTCCTGTGTTTGGGATCGTCGTCGCCATCGGGATCGCGTAAAGGAGCAGACACTATGAGCATTGTCGCCACCGACTACACCATCAGCATCAACGGACAGGACTTGTCCACGTCGCTGAAGCAGATCGAATTCAGCGAGTCCACCGCCGCGCTGGAAGACACCGGCATGGGCGTGACCACGAAGAGCAACGCGGTCGGGCTTGACGAGTGGACCATGACCTGCACGTTTCTCCAGGGCTACGGCGCGTTGGGCGTGGACGCCACCATCGCGGCCGTGCGTGCGGGCCGAGCGGCCGTGGCCCTGATCGCCAAACCCACAAGCGGCGCCATCTCGGCGACCAATCCGGCCTACACCGGCAACGGGATCTGCACGGCCTACAACCCGATTGCGGCGACGGTGGGCGAGGTTGTGCTGGCGCAGGTGACGTTTGCCTGCGACGGCTCTTTGACCCGCGACACCACGCCGTAACCCGTGACGCGACGCGCGGGCGTGCGCGCGGAGGGACCGGAGACGCTGACGCCCCGGCGCTCCAACCGACCGGCGGCGGGGGAATACCGCCGGGCTTTTTCCAGAGGGGCATCGCGATGTTGACCAGGGACCAGTTGCTATCGGATGCGGCGCGGGCGTTACCGCGCGAAATCGTCAGGGTGCCGGAACTCGGCGGAGACGTGATCGTGCAAGGCATGAGCGGCACGGCGCGCGACGCCTGGGAAGCCGGACTCATCAAGGGCAAGGGCAAGAAGCGCGAAGTCAACACACTGAACATGCGCGCGAAGTTGGTGCAGGCGTGCTGTGTCACCGAGGATGGCGCGCCAATGTTTGCGCCCGAGGACATCCCGGCCATCGGCGCGATGCGGGCCGACATTCTCGACCGACTATTCGACTCGGCCAAGCGGTTGTCTGGGCTGACCGACGAAGACGAGGACGAATTGGGGCAGCCCTCAAGCTGAGTCCGTGGAAGCAGTTTACGTATCAACTGGCGCGCGAGCTACGGATGACGCGGGCGCAACTGCTGGCAAATGCGAGCAGTGAAGAACTCGAGGAGTGGCGCGCGTTTTTGGTGCTGGAGCAGCGGGCGCACAAGCTCATCGTAGACGCAAAGCTCCAGCCCGAGAACGCCTACAAGATGGTCTGGGACGTGCCCGATGGCGAGATTTAGCGGCGCGGTCACGGGGCTAGCGCAAGCCAAGAAAGCGATCTTGTCGATTGACGAGGTGACGCGCGCCAATCTCACAGACGCGGTGCGGAAGACGGCCATCGCGATGGTGTCAGACGCGCAGTCGCGCGTGCCCGTCCGCACGGGCACGTTGCGTAAGTTCATTGGCTGGAGCGGCGCGACGAAAAAGAATCCGTTTGCGAAAGTCGGCGTGCGGTCGGGCTACGTAAACATCGGCACGCGGCAGCGCGGGAAGGGGCGCGGCAACGCCATCATCCACGCGCCGCGCAAAATCGCGCATCTCGTGGAATTCGGGCACGGCGGCCCGCATCCGGCCGCCCCGCATCCGTTCATGATTCCGGCGGCCGAGGCGCAGCGCGAGCCGTTCCTGCAACGCTGCCGCGTGGCCGGCAAGCGCATCGAGCGCGACCTAACGAATCGCGGGGGCATCCTCTAATGGCATCCATCGCGAGCCTGATCGTCAACATCGCTGCCGACACGGCCGAGTTGCGCCGCAACCTCGATAAGGGGATAAAGTCTATCGAGGGCTTTTCGTCCGGCGCGTCAAAGCTGATTGGCGGCATCGCGGTTGGTGCGCTGGTGAAGGACGTGTTCGACACAGCCGCCGCGCTGTCAAAGATGGCCGAGAAGACGGGCATCGGAACCGAGTCGTTGCAGCGCCTTGAGGCGGCGGCGATTGCCGGCGGGAACACGCTGGACGAGGTGACGCGCGCCA